GATAAAGCAATTAAAAAATTAAAACAACAAAATATAGAAATTAGGAAGTCAGATGATAGATGGGCTATTATGTCATTGCTTGATTATGTTGAATATAACAATGGAGAATTTGAAATAATCTTTGGAACAAAGTTTATGGAACTATTTGATGTATTGTTTAAAAAGTATATTAAATACAATCTAAAGAATGCATTGGTTCTAAAAAGCAAATACTCTATCAAGCTTTATGAGTATTTGGTTAATGAATTAAGAATGAGTTTGAAGTATAATAAAGACAATATATTCGAAATAGATATTGAAAAGTTAAAAGAATTGGTTGGCTCTAATTATAACTTTAGAGATTTTAGGAATAGAATACTTAATCCATCAGTTAATGCAATAAATAAATTAACAGATATAAATGTTAAATATGAATTAATCAAAGATGGTCGTAAAGTGGTTAAAATTAAGTTTTATTGCAAATATGATATGTTACCTTACCTTAATAATAAAAAAGCATTTATAGGGCATTTAAGAGCCAATAATGAAGGGAAAATGATATTTACATTTACAGATAGTGATACAGGTAAAAAAGTTGATGTTATTATGAAAGATGGATTGTTGGTTGATGTGGATAGCTATAAACCAATTAAGAAAGAAAAGGCTGATAAAATTTATGATTTATTGTATAAAAAAGAGATTGACTTATTCTTATTATAGAGCCAATCGTTGGCTCTATGCTATATTATCAAACCTTTCACTATCAAAGAAATCCTTATTTTCATTTGCTACCTTTTGCATTAAGCATACTAGCTCATCTATGAAACAATCAATTATCTCTTCAAGATTCTCTTCTAAGTTATCATTTTCTAGTTTATTTAATTGAAATGATGGTTTAAGTGGTAATGTAATGTTTCTTGTATTTGTAATACTTGCTGTAATTGCATTATTATCTGTATCAATATTCAAATTAAAATCAAACATATTCGTTTTGGTCATAACTGTCATCGTCTTTCTCCTGTTGATTATTGTATGGCTCTATTATATAGAAATTTTTATTATTCTTTGATTTGTAAGGTTTTTCAAAAGACACAAATAGATCAATACTTTTTAAATATCTTTTTGCTTCCCCATATGTTTTAAATTGTTTTACAACTTTATTTGTATCGAAAAAAGATACAATACCATTTTCTAGATCTTCGTATACAAATTTATCATTCATTTTTGCCTCCTACTGTTAATTTAAAATGTTCTTTCTTTACCAATTCGTTGGTTCTAAGTAAATTTCTAGCCTTGAGCCAATCAGCTAGTGTAAAGTTTACAATGTTTTTATTATAGAAACTATATACTGCTATTTTTGCATATCTTTTAATCTCCTTTTCATCCATTAAAACCTCCATTCTAAATTTAAATTTTTGTTCCTATAAAGTTTACATACATCTTTATATGAACAATACAATTCACATTTTCTTGGTATCTTTTTACCATTATTATCTACCAAGAATCCATATTTTGTTTTTGCTTCACAATTATCTGGTAGTGTTATTTTATTGTTTTCAAAATCAACATATAGATTTAATTCTTTTATTAAGCTATCAATTCTTTTTTCTATTTTTTCATCTGAAATATAATTTAATGGTATCTCAACTTCATCATCGAATTTTATATATCTCTTTTTTTCGTAATCCCATCCAGCATCTGGACTAACTGTAAATAGAACCAATCTTTTTACTTCTAATCCATTCTTATTTGCTAAATATCTAAGTAAGCATAATTGCCAAAAATATTCATCATCATCATTATTTTTTAATTTATCAATCAAACCAGTAATTGTTTTTGAACCATTTACCTTTGTTTTCTTTATAAATTTATAATCATAAATTGTTTTTGTTTCTTTATCGTATAAATCAGCTGTTCCTGTTATATTCCACTCTTTATATTTATACGATAAATCAAGCTCAACATCAATCATTGGCTCGTTTTTAAAAATACACTCCAAGCCTTTATGAAGTATAGATCCAATTGTAGCATTGTTTATTTCTTTTGATTCTATAGCACCATATTTTATTCTCATCAATATCTCATAAACTGAAGAGCCAAGTTGTGATGCACTAATTCTTTTCTCCATTGGCTCTCTTTTATATTTAAGAGCCTCTAGTATTTTTTGTTTAAGCATAATTAACTCCATCCATATTTGTTTTGACTGCTATTACCTTTATTTGTTTCTTTTTTATTTTCAGAAGATTCTTTCAATATCTTTTCATTTTTATTATTTAATGCTTTACACTTTTTGTTTTTTTGCTCATCTGTCAATTCATTCTTTCCAAATACAAAAGATATAACAGGTTTTATATTGCCATTGTATATATTTGGTTCAAATCCGACAAATACTTCAATCATTGGTATATTTATAATTAACACTTCATCTTTTTTACCAAATCTTTCTATTATTTTAGAAATAGTATTATTAACTAATTGCTTATAATCAGCATTAATTATTTCAGCAATTGATTTAATAACTCTTAATCCAGAAGTTGGAAATTTACCATTTTTACCATTATTATATGGTTCTTTGTCTTCATTAGCAAAATACTCTTTTACAAATTGTTTTTTAATTTCACCAGTGTTGTTATCAATAACATCGAATTCTAGTTCTAACATATACTTGTTATTTTCTGTTGTGCTAATAAATGCACTATTAATTGTTGCATTATAACATCCAAGTAAAGCCTCTTTATCACTTACATCTAATTTTGCAACCTCTACATTTTCATCAAATTTGAACATAATAACTCCTTAAGAAAAATTTTATTTTGTAAAGGTATCTGTTCAATTAATACCTTTATCAAACAAAATTCACAAATAGAACCAACAAGGATATATTATCCTTTTATTGGCTCTTCAAAAAATGGATCATAGTCTAAGTATTCTACTTCCTCCATTTCATAATATTCTCTAATCTTTTTATCAATTAGAGCCAAGTCATTTGGTTGCTCATCACTATCAAACATACCAAATGGACTTTTTGCAATCTGCTTATTGTTAGTATAGAATGTATATTTATCTGCTAATATTGTAACAGTAACTAATGCAGGAATATCTATTTTATCACTAACAAGTTTACCAACAGTTCTAAGTTTAATGTTGTTAAAATCATCAGTATCTATATGCCATATTAAATATATATTTATATCATTTGGCAAATTATCTGCTAATTTTTTTAGCATCCATACATTATATGCTAAATCATTAAATTTTTCCCAATTTTTCTCATCTATTCTATCCATGAATTCACTAATCATGGTATATGTTCCATCATCTAATATTATATTTTTAAAATTATCTTTTTTTTGTATTGCCATTTTTGTTAATTCAATAATATCTTTTGTGTTTGATGTGATAACATAATTTCCATCATTGTTTATTAATTCATATTTATTATTATCATTATTGTATCTAAGCAATTCTTTCCATCCAAGTTTCTTTTCTTGGAATGGTAATCTTTTATTTATTGCTTTAAAAAGTAATGTATTTTTTGGATTTAATCTTCTTAAACTTGAACTTTTACCTGAACCACTTTTACCTATTAATAAAATTAAATTTGCCATTTATATCTCCTTTTGATTTAATTTATTTTCTTTTTCATCTGCTAACTCATCAAGAATTTCATATATTCTATCATTCCATATAATACTATCTTGAACTTGTCTTCCATATTTATTATCTTTTAATGTTTTTATGTATGTTGTCTTTGGCTCATATGCTACAATACCTTTTTTAACTAAATATCTCCAAGCTTCTCTTTCACCTAAAACATCAGGATAATATGTTCTAATTATCTTTTTTAAACTCTCTGCCCCATCAGCATATGTAATTAAATTATGCTTTTGTTGTCTTTCAATAATCTTTTGTTGTTGTTCAATTATTTTTTCTTTTTGTCTAATAAGCTCTTGTTTAATCCAAATATCACATGCTACTGCAAATCTTGGATTTACCCATCTTGCAAAATGAATAATTAAATCTGGATGTATATATGTTCCTCCATATTTACCAACAACAGCTTTTTTTAATTCGTTGGATTTCAACGAATTAAAACTATATAATGCTTCAATATATTCAATTGTATCTTTACTATTCCAATAATTTGTCATTTGCTTATCAAATTGTTTTGCAATATCTGTTGCATTTAACCAAATATTGTTATCGATGGCATAAATTATATTTATATCTATATTTTCTAATGTTGTGTTTTTAAAATTAGTTAATTCCATTTATATCTCCTTTCAATCTCTTTTTTTAATCCACTCTTCTGGTTCATCTATATCTATATTTAATGGTTTAAATAATAGATAAATTGAGAACAACATATTGCCAATAAAACCAGATGCCATAGCACTCCATGCTCCACCAAATATTATTGTTGTTAGAGCCAATGCGATGACATCTATTAGTAATGAATAATAATATCTTTTTTCAAGCTTCTGCAACATCAATATAAAATTTACAAATATTGCTATACCTGTGATAAATATTGTTATAAACATATCATTTTATCCTCCTATTTAATTAATTTAATCTTTTGAATATTGTTTTTTCTATCTCTTCAATAGCAAGTGGTTCTTGTAATTTACTATTGATATACAAACAATACTCTTTAGCACGATTAGAACCAACAAGGTCATTTATAAACATTGTGGCTCTAAATAGTGTTGTATTTCTATTGCCACTATATGCATTTGATATAGCCCATTTAATTATTCCTGCTATTCGTTTATCTGTATTTTGAGTATTTAGCTCATCTTTAACATCCTTTATTACTTTTGTAATATTTTGTTCATTAATTGTATTTGGTATACAACATACTGGGTCTAATAACCATTTATTATTTATATATACATCTGCTTCTTTATTTGTGAACCAAGCTCTGCTTATATCAAGTGTTCCTCTATCTATCACATATTCAAAACCAAGTATCTCACTTATATTGATTATGAATTGTTTATATAAATCTTTGTTAATATATATCTCTCTTTTCAATGGTATTATAACTCTAAATCTATCAGCAACTAATCCATTCTTTTCTTTTCTATGATTTCTTGTTGTATATAATATATATGTGTATGGATTAAGAAGCTCTAATGCTTCATCAATACTCATCCCATCATCTATATCTAATCCTATACAGTTTATTAATTGTTCAGCATATTTCTTATTTCTTATATTGTTTTCAAAATGAACAAAACAAAAATAATCAATATCACTTTTAACTAATGTTTCAATACTCTTCTCTTTACCAAAAAATGTTGCAATTGTATTTGTAACAACATTGCTTTTAATGCTTTTATTTTCATTGTTGTATGAAATAATTATTTCATTAAGTGAAGCATTTTTAAGTTCACTAAGCATCAGTTGGTTCTCATTTTCTCTTAAATGATAATTATGAAAATATGCATATTGTTTTAACAATTTAATATTATCATCAATCTCTCTTTTTGATTCTTTAATTGACAATTCATCAAGCATTTCAATTTTAAATATACTACCTTTTATTTTTAGATAATCATAAAACTTTTTATATAAAGGTTTAGGTTTAAAAATTTCAATTAGGTTTTTATCACTATTATCTATTATTTCTTTTGCAATATTAAAATGCTCTTCTTTTATTGTTGTGTTTTTGTGAATAATAGCAATTAATGCACTAAGTCTTATTAATTTTTCTCTATTGCTTAAAAGTATGCTATTTATCTCTGTTGGCTCTTTATTATATTTTTCAATTAATTTAAGATTATATTCATCAAGCAAATCATATATGAAATCAATATCATAGTTTAATCCTATATTATCTTTTATAAACTCTATAATATCTTCTGGATATTCAAACTTATCATAATACTCTTCATTGCTTGGCTCTATTCTATTATTGTTTATATTTACAAATATACATCTTCTTGCTAAACCACTTTTTAATGTAGATATAAATGTATTATACAATTTTGTATCATTTTCAAATGGTGTAATAGAACCAAAAAGTAATGCATTTAAAGGAACATCTGATATTTTTCTATATTTCTGATTAACTGTTATTGCACCATCACTTCTACCATCTTGATACATTTTTATTATGAAATTTAGTATGTCTTTATTAAACATACTACCGAACTCATTCTCTACTATATTAATAGAGCCAACTGGTATAGTATTATAAAAATTACCAAGTCTCATTACTCCTTCTATTGTACCATTTAATGGGATTTTATATGATGAAGGAATTATTAATGCATCATCTTCTATATCTATTTCATATTTCCTAATAATACCATCTATTATATCTTGGAAATATTTTACAAATGAATTATTCTCCATAATTGATAGGCTAAGGTCTTTCCCAAAACCACTTGGTGCAAACGATACTCCAAGGAAATTTACAAAGCTGTTGTTAACACTAATTCTACTCATTCCAGCAATAGATGCTGTTATGAATAGAAAACTATTTAATACAAGATTGTAATCTATCTTCCTTCCAGTTAATACTGAAGCATATTTCCCTGCTTCTTCTATTATATTTTTCATTGTGCCTCCTTTATTATTTGCTCTAAAATTAAAAATTTATGCAAAATCATTAAAGAGAACCAATGTTTGCTATTTATTCTATATAATCTTCTAACATCATATTTTTCAAAATGCTCTTTAAATTTATCATTTATATCTTTCTTTTTGACTCTATCAAATGATTTATATTCATTTATTAAATTGTTTTTATAATATTCGTAATCATTTAACATTCTTTTATAATTTTCAATATAACAATCTACATCCATACATTTGCAAAAATATTTTTTAAAAATCAATTGATGTCTATTTCTTAATATTATGAGCCAATTGTGGGGGTATCCTAATGCAATTGAAGCATTAGTTATATTTCTATTATGGCAATCCAATGTTTGATTATCTATATACTTATTAATTATTTTTAATAACAATAGATATTTGTTAAACTTTTTTATTGTAGGTATTCTTTTATCATCATTGCATAAATTCATTAATCTTTTATACGATATTATTGTTTTAACTTCATTTAAGAATAACTTTTTATTTTTGTTGCTTAATAGTGCATATTTATTTAATATTTCACACTTTATCTCTTTATACTCTTTTATATATTTAATTAGCTCATCAAATATATAATCTTTTTTAAGACTCTTTTTTTTTGTTCTTGATAGCAGAAACTTATAAAACTCATTTTTCTCTTTATGTATAACATTAATTTTTCTCAATATTACATTTATATCCATTTTATTCTCCTATTCTAAAATGGTATTTCATCATCATCATCATCATTATCAATATAATCATCTAAATCATCTTCTTTATAAAGAATTGCTCCTCTATTTTCAATATATGTTTTTAAATACTCATCATTTTTAACTATATATGTAATGAAAAATGGCAATGATGTTATCTTGCCTTTGGCTCCATTGGTTTCTTTAAAAGTTGTGACTATATTAATGACTCTTGTTTTTATTGCTTTAAATAATCTTCTTTTGTATTCTAGTGCTTTAATATCATCTATATCTTCCAATACTTCAAATACTGGTAAGAAATTTGTATCACCAATAGAGCCACCATAATAACTCATTTCATAAATCCAATCTTTTTGTCTTGTTGTATAATACATACCATTGCTTTCTGCATATAAATAGATAGCTTTAAATAACTCTATTGTTGGCTCATATTCATCTATAGCTAATAGATTTATATATGGATTTTTCTTTGATTCTTGTTTAAATTCTGTTAATTTAATATCAATTTCATCACCATCAATATATATTGTATCATCTTTTTTCTCAATCTCTATATCATCATTCGAATAGTTAATTATTTTCTTTATTTTTGATGATTTTTCATATTCTTTATTTTTAATGTAATCAAGATTGAAATCCTCTAATAATCCAAATCTTTCTACTACAGAGCCAAAATCGATTATTCTTTTGAAATCGTATTTGTATGGTCTTGTAATCCTACCAAACAATTGGTTCCATAAAACTATAGATTTTGTAATTCTTAAATTTATAAGATTTTTTGCATTTGGAGCATCAAAACCTGTTGATAATGATGTAACGCTAATTAAAACATTTATGCTATCTTTTTTTTCATTAAATAGATTTTTGTC